TCTTGATTGTGAGCATCTTTATATTAATGCCTCAGATGAACGTGGTATTGAAACGATTAGAGATAAAGTGTCAGGGTTTGCGTCATCAGCTAGTTTTAAACCACTTAAAGTGGTCATTTTGGATGAAGCTGATTTTCTTACTATACAAGCGCAAGCTTCTCTCCGTAATGTTATTGAAACGTTTTCGCGTACTACTAGGTTTATCTTAACTTGTAATTATGTAGAACGTATTATTGATCCGTTACAATCAAGGTGTCAAACCCTAAAAATTGTACCACCTAGTAAAGTAGATGTTGTTAGACATTTACAAAAAATTACTGAAAAAGAAAATATTAAATATCAGACTGTAAATGATTTAGCAATAATAGTTAATCAATTCTACCCAGATTTACGTAAATGTCTTAATACAATTCAGTTATCAACTCAAGATAATGAATTAAAGATTGATAAATCTATATTAGTATCATCTAACTATATGTCTGAAGTAGTTAGTGAACTATCAGGTAAAAAATCATGGAAAGGTATTAGACAAATTATAGCAGATGCTAATGTTCAAGATTTTGAAGAACTATATCGTTATCTTTATGATAATGCTAACAAATTTGCCCCTGGTAAAGAAGGGATGGTAGCTTATTATGTTAATGAATATTCATACCAATCTAACTTTAGAATTGATAAAGAAATTAATTGTATGGCCTTAATAAACCAACTGATTACTTTATAATGTACCCCAACAAAGAATACCATAACGAAAAACTTACATACACAAAACAAGGAGATTTACTAGATAGTAAAGGTTTACCTGTTATGATGGAGTGGGAAAGAGATATTATGGAACATGATGCTAGTATTATTTGTAAAAATGGTGGTGATATTCTTAATGTAGGTTTTGGATTAGGTATAATTGATAATTATATTCAATCTTATAACCCAAATTCACATTGGATTATAGAATCTCATCCTGACGTTTATAATAAAATAGTAAAAGATGGATGGTTAGATAAACCTAATGTAAATGTTATTTTTAAAACATGGCAGGAAGTATTAGAAGATTTACCAAAATTTGATGGTATTTATTTTGATACTTGGAATGAAGACCAATTCTTATTTGATGCGTATGCTAATAGAATTTTAAAAGAGGGAGGTATTTATTCATTTTTTAATAACCCAAGAACATCAGATAAAAAGTTAAACCCTTTAACCCAACAAATATTAAATGAAAACTTTGACATAATAACAAACCCTGTAGAAATTAAAGGACCTATAAAAAATGCTGAATCATATTTTGATAAGGACATTAAAACTTATTGGAGTCCTGAGTGTAGATTAAAAAAGAATGAAAAGATTTATTGAATTTGCTCTTATTTGGTATAGTCAACAGATGGCTATTCCATTTTGGATGATTGGACACGTTCATTTATCTTTGAATACATATCAAGACTTACATGAAATAATCGCTAGTGTAGGTTTAAATATTTTAGTAGCGATTGGATTTATAATAGATTTTAAACAAAATAGTAATAATAAAAAAAAGTAAAATGGCAGAACAACAACAACAAATGAATGTAGATGTTAAAAACACTACAATTATCCAAACCCCAGAAGGTGGGGTAGTTTTTCAACAAGGAGTATTACTTCGTAAAGTATCCAAATTTGTAGTAGGTGCTGATGAAGATGCATTAATGCCAATTCCAGTATTTTTTGATCCTTCAACCGGTAAAATACTTGAATCAACAGTACCAGCTGAACTTAGAGAAGAGTATAAAGATTATACACTTGCCTAATGAAGCTTTGGGATTGGTTAGATGAAATAACCGTTAAGAAAACACCAGCATCTCAATTCTCATCTGAGGATTGGGATAGCTGGAATTCTTACATGGTTCATAGATTTATGTCTATGGGGAAGAATAATATAGAAATATCTAACATGGCACAAAGATTCTTACCTACAGATAAAATAGGAATTTATAATTTTTATTGTAATATGATTCCTAGAAAAAAAGTATGGAATAAGTATATTAAATCTGGAGTTAAGGGTAAAAATAAAGAATTAGTTGAAGTAATAGCTAATTATTTTGAAGTTGGATCCCACGAAGCAGATGATTATATTGATGTTATAGGTAAGGATGAAGTTAAAAATATCCTTAAATCTATAGGAATAGAAAAAAAGGAAATAACTAAATTATTTAAAACATGACAACAGAACTATTTAATATGCTTAAAACATCAGCTGAAGCTGATAGAGCTAAAGCATTATTATCACTAGATTTATTAGGAAACAAAGCAACAGGTATTGGAGACCATTCAACAGAAGATTTTTATAAAAATGCTGAAGAAGCACTTATAAAATTAGTAGATGCTGATGATCGACTTAATACTTTAAAAATTTACTTTAACAACAAAACAGTAATATAATGGGAAGTACAGTAGAAAAATATTATGACCAAAAGTCTGCAGAAAAATCTACAATTACTACGGAAACAACAAATACTATAGAGATATTTCAAAGTGAGTATCCTGAACTATCTGATGAGTTTATTAGAATTCAAGCAGAAATGTATGAAATGTTTGCTCGTAAACATATGGATTATGGTTTAAACAATATTGCCTTAGGTGGTGACATATTAAATAATAATGATGATAAAAAGTTTTCATTAACAGGTTTAGCTATTAGACTTACAGATAAAATATCACGTTTGAAAAATCTTTTAGTTAATGGAAGAAATTTTGTAAAAGGTGAAGGAATGGAAGATACATTCATTGATATAGCAAATTACGGTATAATTGGTCTATTAGTAGGCCGCGATAAGTGGAAAAAATAACATGGCTAGAAATACAAGATTAGTTAGTATAAAAGGGTGTCCTATGGTAATATTTGAAGCACCTGAATGCATTTCAGATGAAATTGTTAAGTACAACAATTTTTGGGAATATGAAGTATTTGATAAATGGAAACAACACTTTCCAAAAGAAGGATTAATGTTAGATATAGGAGCTAATATTGGAGGACATTGTATACAATTTCACCACCATTTCCCTAATTTAAAAATATGGGGTTTTGAACCGTATCCTCCTAATTATGAATTATTAAGAGTAAATGTTGAAAATCTTCAAAATGTTCATAGTTTTTCTTTAGGAGTTGGAAGTGGAAATTCTATGGTTCACTTTGGAAATGAATATTCTAAAAATTGTGGATCTGTAATGGTAGTAAATCCGGATGAAAATTGCTTTACTAAACCTTACTCTAATTTTGTTATAGCTTTAGATACCATTAAATTCCCAGAGCCTGTCAAATTTATTAAAATTGATATTGAAGGTCATGAATATTCAGCTTTTGAAGGTGCTAAAGAATTATTATTAAGAGATAAACCTTTAGTATGGTTAGAAGATCATGGTCAACCTTTAGGTGAAGGAGATTCAATTAAATATCTAGAAGGATTAGGATATAAAATGTTAGATAGTTATTTAGAAAGAGACGATAAATCGTCAACATCCTCAGACTTTTTAATGTACCATCCAGACAATGTTTGGTATAAATAATTAGGATACTCAATAATATTTTCGTATATTTACGTCAATAAAATACATAGTTTTGGCTAAAAAAAAATTACCTGTAATAGTTAGAGATATAAGAGAAAATCCCCCAACACCCGTTAATTTTGGTGTTGAAAAAAATATCTCATATTCTCAATTATCAATGTTTACTCAATGTCCTAAAAAATGGTCTCTACAATATAGAGATGGTCATAAAATAAGTGAACAAAGTATTCATATGACTTTTGGTACAGCCCTACATGAGGTTTTACAACATTATTTAGATGTAATGTATGCCAAAAGTGGTGCAGAAGCAGATAGGATTGATATTAATGAATTATTTGAAGATACCTTAAGAGAATGTTATGCTAAAGACTATAAAAAAAACAAAAATCAACATTTTAGCACACCTGAGGAGTTAAGAGAATTCTATGAAGATGGGAAAGCTATATTAGATAATTTTAAAAAGAAAAAAGGTGGTTATTTTTCTAAAAAAGGGTGGTATTTAGTAGGTTGTGAAATACCAATAGTTATGGCGCCTAATTTACGTCTTAACCGCGTTAAATACATGGGTTATTTAGATATCGTAATGTATCATGAACCAACGAATACATTTAAAATAATCGACATAAAAACGAGTACAAAAGGTTGGAATAAGTACACTAAAAAGGATGAATCCAAACAATTCCAATTAATACTTTATAAGTACTTTTTTAGTAAACAATATAATATTCCAATTGAAAATATAGAAATTGAATTTTTTATTGTTAGAAGGAAAGTTTATTTAGATGGTGAATATCCTCAAAAACGTATACAAACATTTGTACCTGCTTCTGGTAGAAATAAAGTAAACAAAGCTACTAAAAATTTAGATGATTTTATAAATAGAGCATTTAATTTGGATGGCTCATATAAAGATACTACATTTATGGCAAAACCAAGCAAATGGAATTGTACATTTTGTCCTTATAAAGAAAATAAAGAACTATGTAGCGCAGTTGGTAAATCTTTATAATCTGCATATATGTATAGACAAATATATTAAAAAATAATAATTATGTCACAAACAAAAGAAATGACACTTACGAGTGTAAAAGTAAAAAGCAATTTATTCGAAAATTTTAAAATAGAATGTGTAAAACGGAAATTTAGTTTCCAAAAACTTGCTGATCGAGCTATATTCTTATATCTTACAGATGAAGATTTTAGGAAAAAAATTAATAATCAAACTAACTTAGAAATTAAAGACTAAAACAAAAATGAAAGAAGGTTATATTAAACAAGATAATAGAAAGAAAATTCTATTGTTAACTGATGATATTAGAGTACATTCAGGTGTTGCGCAGATTGGTAGAGAAATTATTTCAAAAACTTCTCATCGTTATAATTGGTGTCAATTAGCAGGATCAGTCCAACATCCAGAAAAGGGAAAAGTACAAGATATATCAGCAGATATTAACAAACAAGAAGGGATTGAAGATACTTATTGTAAGTTATATCCCGTAGATGGTTATGGAACTAGTGATATTTTAAGGGAAGTTATTAAAATAGAAAAACCAGATGCAATTCTTTTAATTACAGATCCAAGATATTTTAATTGGGTTTTTCAAATGGAAGATGAAATTAGAACTAAAATTCCAATTGCTTATCTTAACATTTGGGATGATATGCCTGCCCCCCAATATAATGAGGAATTTTATGAATCTTGTGATGCTTTATTTGGTATTTCAAAACAAACTACAGCAATTAATAAAATTGTTTTAGGAGATAAAGCTAAAGATAAAATTATTGAATACATCCCTCATGGTTTAGATAATAAAAAATTCTTCCCAATGGTAGAAAAAGATGAGGAGTTTACAAAGTTTAAAAATCTACTAACTAAGGGTGTAGAAAAAGACTTTATTTTACTTTTTAATTCAAGAAACATTAGAAGAAAATCTATCCCAGACGCTATTGCAGCTTGGAAATTATTTGTAGATACATTAACTAAAAAAGAAAAAGAAAAAGTACAATTTATTTTACATACAGACCCTGTAAGTGATGCTGGAACAGATCTACCAGCAGTAATAGATTATATAATGGGTGAAGATGATGAAACTGTAGTAATTTCAAACCAAAAACTCCCACATACTCATATGAATTATCTTTATAATATGGCTGATGGGGTTATATTATTATCTTCAGCTGAGGGTTGGGGATTAGCATTAACTGAATCTTTACTTACAGGAACACCTATTATTGCTAATGTAACTGGAGGTATGCAAGACCAAATGAGATTTGTTGATGAAAATGGAAATTGGTATACTAATTCAAAAGAAATACCATCAAATCAATTTGGTACATATAAAGAGCATGGAATATGGGCACTACCAGTTTTTCCAAAAGCAGTAGGTATGGTAGGTTCACCTATGACACCTTATATTTGGGATAGTAGATGTGATTTTAGAGATGCTAAAGATAGAATTATTGAATTATACAAAATGCCTAAAGAACAAAGATTTACGCAAGGTAATGCTGGTAGAGAATGGGCTTTAAGTGATGAAGCTGGGTTTACAGCTGAACATATGGGTAATAGATTTATTGATGGAATGGAAAAATTATTTTCAACTTGGATGCCTAGAGAAAATTTCACATTTTGGAAAGATACAGATTACAAATCAAGAAAACTTAATCATAAATTAGAATATTAAATGAAGAATACATTTGTTATAAGCGCTCCAGTTGATACTTACTCAGGTTACGGAGCCCGAAGTAGAGATTTTGTGAAAGCATTAATTGAGTCAGATAAATATGATATTAAAATTATCCCTCAAAGATGGGGAGATACTAGAAAAGGATTTTTAGATGATTTTCCAGAATGGAACTTTATGAGAGAATATCTCACCCCTC